GATATATATGGAGTGTTTAAATCTTGATAGTGGTTTTGTTATCTACGAAAACAAAAACAATCAAGAATTATTACCAATATATATTGAAAAAGATCAGGCTTTTATAGATAAGTTGTTTAAAAAATATAGGGAAATTTATGGAAGCTATGTCCAGCAAATTATCCCTGAGAGGCCTTACAAGATAACATCTAAACATTGTCAATCATGTAATGTGCGCTCTCTTTGTTGGTCTGGTGAAAATGACGAAGGAAAAGAGGGTTTGCAAGAACAAGAAATGTTCTAAATCTTTTGTTGCAAAAGTTTATAACAGCATATATTGTTCTTCTGAATGCAGAAGACTTGTCACTAATGAAAAGCTCCTAAAAGCTTATCATGACAAAAAGAAAAATAAAAATAAACCTAGAGTTTGTGTTACAAAAACCTGTACAACAATACTTTCTACTTATAACAAAGAAAATATTTGTGAACTTTGTAAACAAAAAAGATTTGTCAAAAGGTTAGCTAGTTGGGGATGGGATGAAGATAAATTAAACGAAGAGCTCAGATCATGAGCATCAAAAACATATCTTCATCTCAAAATCCTAATAGGATAATCGCAATAGACCCGTCTTCGCACTCTCTAGGCTGGGCTATTGTTGATGTAAGTAAAAGCGAATTGGTTGCTTACGGCAAAATAACATTAACAAAAACCCAAGATGTGTCTGTTAAATTTGATCAAATATTTTCTGGAATTACTGAAGTTTGCTTAAAACATAAGCCATCTGTTGCAATTATTGAGCAATCTGTTTACATTCAGAATTTTCAAACGAGCAGAATTATATCTTATATTATTGGGTATACATGGGGTGTGCTATCTCGGCATTGCGAAAAGGTAATAGACATAAATCCAATGTTGTGGAAAAGAGGAATTGGTTATGCAAATCTTTCTAAAAATGATAAAGAAAGAATAAAAAATGATAAATCTAAAGGTTCTTTTGAATCAAAAAAGAAAAAAGAAAGAAAAGATAGGGTTAATAAGATAGTTTCAAGACATTTTCCAATTGAAAAAATAGATGATGATGATATAGTAGACTCAATCGGCATTGCATTGTGGTATCATCTAATGGTAGGTAAAAAATGACTTTAGATCCTTATAAAGATAAAACTTGGCTTTATGAGCACTATGTCAAGAAAAGAATGAATTTAACTGACATTGTTAAGCTTCTAAACCAAACATATAATATCGCCATCACTCCTCAGGCTTTGTATAACTGGTGCAAAAAATATGATTTGTTGAAGTTCAGAGGTAAAGGCAGAAACCTTAACAAGGGCGCAGCGTCTAGGAGACCTCAATCGCCTATGCAGAAAATGGTAGAATCAAGGAGAAGGGAACAAAGGAGAATGAACATGGCTAGAAAGAAAAATATGGGTGCGAAATGAGCAGATCGGTAACTATAAGCGATATACATCTCTTTACCGAGCTTGATATGGTTTACAACCAGGTTCGCGTTCTAGAAGCAAAACAAAATGAGACAAAGTTCAAATGTCTTGGCTCTGGGCAGTGCTGTAAGATTGGTTTGATTTTGCCAATGATGGAGTGTGCGAATATTGCTTTTAATTTGAATAAAGAATATTACATGAACCTTGAAAATAAAGGTAAGGTTTTTGCTGATAAATGGTTCAATTCAGTTAAAGAATCGCTTATATACGCTCTCAGCGACCCTGATTGGGTGTGGGGAGGCGAAACCAAGCGTCATTGCGCTTTTTATAAAGGCGGGTGCACAATTTACGGATATAGGCCTTTAGTATGTCGTTCTTTTGGAACTATTACTGGTGTTGATGAATATTGTCCCCGTGAAAGAAATGCTTATGGGAATATAGATTTTTATTCTGGGCAGCCAATTAAAGATTTAGTTATGCAATTTCAAAATTTATTAAAACAATTTGCTAAAGGCAAAGATAAAAGTTTTGACACGGTTGTTTATATGCCATTGGGTGTTTTAAGTTTTATTCTTAGTGTTGATGAGATGATAGAACTTGAAAAAGTCACTGATGACAAAATGTGGAAAGCGGTTCAAGGATGGTTTAATTACAGAGTTCACTATGTAAAAGAACACGGAATGACCTTGGAAGATCTAACAAAAGAAGCATCTGAAGCCGGCGGTCAAATAGCTTTTAGAACTAAGGAAGATGAAGATTAATATCGGAGATATCAATGTCTAATGTTGAAATGCATAAGAAAAAAACAATAGTAGAGAAGATGAAAGACATTGAAGATGTTGGGCTTCTTCATATTAAGGGCTATTCTAAAAATGAAATAGCAGCGTTGATGTCTTTGCAAGTTTCAGAAGTGAAAGAATATATTGAAGAATACAGAGTTATATTGAATAATAGAGCTGATGAAGACCCATATTTCTTAGAAAGAGTTCAGTTCAATACTATAAAAGCGCTTGAAGAGTTTGATCAATTAAGCAAGGAAGCGTGGGAGACTATTAACATAGCAACAGACCATGGAATGGTTGCTGCGAGAATACAGGCTATCAAATTAACAGGTGAGCTGGCTACCAAAAAAGCCCAGCTGCACAAGTTGATGGGTGGAGGCAATCAGGCTGATACGGAATATATTCAAAGAATGCAAAAAGCCGAAAATGTTAATCAAATTTTGTCTAAAGTTTTAAGAGATGTTATATCAAAGCACCCAATTATTGCTGATGAAGTCAGAAGAGAATTGGAAATTGCGTTTCAAATTATGGGCAAAGAAGTGATTACTATTGAGGCTGAAAATGATTACGATGCAGAATAAACATCAGAATTTGAGAAGACTATTTTTTCCCATAAGTTGGAAAATCTCTCAGAATTTGAGAAGGCTATTTTTCCCCATAACTACTAAAATTCATCAGAATTTGAGAAGGCTATTTCTGTCCATAAGTTGGAAAATTCATCAGAATTTGAGAAGTGGTTTTTTGCCAATAAGTTGGAAAATATATGTCTGATTTTCTCGGTGTCAATCTTGAATTTAAAGATTTTGATAGACTTTTGAGACAAGAAGAACTTATTGAAGAACCAGTCTCTATTGATGTTTTTGTAACTGATAAAAAATATTTGGGATTGCCTGACCTTTCTGATATTCAAAAAGAAATTGTTAAACATAGTACTCAAATCTTTCGTAAGCCGACTTTAATTAAATTAATGGGTGAAGAAAAAGGAACTGAATATTATAATAAATATACTGATAATGAAGTCATTTGTATGCTCGGTAAGGGTAGTGGAAAAGACCATTGTAGCAGAATATCAATCGCATATACGTCATATTTGCTACATTGTTTGAGAGATCCTTTAGGTTATTACGGGAAAGCTCATGGTGTTTATATAGATTTGTTAAATCTTGCGGTAAACGCTCAACAAGCTCAAAGGGTATTTTTTGAACCATTAAAAAATTTATTATTGGCCTCTCCTTATTTTAATAGCGTGGGTTTTGAACCAAGAGTATCAGAAATTTTTTTCTTCTCAAGACCGGTTAGGTTATTTTCTGGTCACTCAGAAAGCGAAGGTTGGGAAGGTTATGAAGTATTAACAATTATTTTGGATGAAATTGCAGCATTTAAAACTGATTCTGAATTAAAAGGAGATACTAGGGCAAAAGGTTCGGCATCTGCAATTTATAATATGAGTAAATTGTCAGTTATGTCCAGATTTCCGGAAGTTGGCAAAGTTATTCTTTTGTCTTTCCCTAGATATAAAGGCGATTTTATTCAACAAAGATATTATAATTCTAGAGAAAAAAGTGAACCAAAAACTTGGACAATTAAAGCTGCTACTTGGGAAGTTAATCCTACGATTAAAAGAGAGCAATTAGAATCTGAATATGTTAGAAACCCAATTGAAGCTAAAGCAAGATTTGAATGCGAACCACCAAGTATGGAAGATGCTTATTTTAGAGATGAAAATTTAGTTAGAAAAGCTTTTAATTATTCAGATAATCCTTTAGATGAAGAAGGCCGTTTTCATCCATGGTTTAATAATTCAGATAGTCATAGAAGATTTATCCATGTTGATTTAGGATTAAATAGAGATAGATCAGCTTTATGTATGACTCATTGTCCCGGCATTACCGAAATTAAAACCTCAATGGGTGTAGAAAAATTGCCAGTAATAAATGTGGATTTGGTATATTCTTGGCAAGCGGAACCAGGTGAGGAAATTAATTTTGCTTCAGTGAGACAAATGATTATTGATTTATGTAGAAGATTTGATGTTGGTTTAGTAACTTTTGATAGATGGCAATCTGTTGAGATGATTCAAAGCTTAAGAGCATTAGGAGTAAATGCAGATTTTCATAGCGTAAAGAAAACTGATTATGATACTTTGATGACAGCAATATATGACACTAGATTGCGTGGTTATTGGGATGAGCATTTGGTTGAAGATGAATTATTGAAATTAAGATTATTTTCAAATAATAGAATTGATCACCCAAGTGGTGGTTCAAAAGATATGGCTGATGCTTTAGCCGGCTCAGTATTTTCTGCTGCTTCAAATATTATGATTGATAATGAGATAGATTTGGAAATATTAGATTTTGATATTAATTCCGAAAAGTATGATGAGTTTGAAGATTCCGGAACTGTGTCTATATATGACGGAGATAAAAATGGTTTTTCTCGTTCTTATTCTAAAAACACAGGCCCTGGTGATGGGTTTGAATTTACTTTAGAAAACCTATAAAAAGC